CAATGCAATCGTATCCATAATGTATCCCCTTGTTTAAAGAGATTTCATTATATTATTCTTCATCATCATTAGCAATAAAGCCACTTCCCCACTCATCATCACTAATCTTCTGCTTCAGCTTCTCAATGTTGATGGCACGGTCAATAACCTTACATTTGTCAGTCAGCGATGCGGTGGTATCTAGCATCACTTCTTGCAACAATTTACTTACTGCATCTTCAAGGTCGGGATTAACTCCCTTGTTCTTTTTGCTCATTATTTAAGTCCAAAATAACTCATTAAAGCATTTGTTCCTGTATAACCCGCTCCTGCATAACCTAAATACTTTAAAACATCCTTTTTGTTTTGCACAGTAGACGCTCTTTCTGCGTAATCTTGAACCAATTGTTTAATTCCTGACTCTCTTAACCAACCTTCATTTTTCGGGTCAAAAGCAATAGCTTTAACTTCTTTCGGGGTTTTGTTTGAAAAGATTGTAGACACGTAATCTTTAGCCAAATCAGCCACCATTTTAGGATCGCCAGTAGCATCTTTTAATTGCTTTACCGTATCACCGTTTTTAAAAAATTCAGTAGCAAAACTCTCAACATCTTTAACGGACTCGCCTGGCGCATATTTTTCCTCACGCAAAACTCGACGCATGAGTTCAGTTTCAAACGGTTCCAATTTCTTAGATGCCGCTTTATACAACTCGTCTGCTTTGGCGTACTCAGGACTCCAACCATACAATCCCTTGCCATCTTTGACGTTACCTTCAAGCAGTTTTGCCAAATCTCTACGATAAGTAGCACTTAAACCGTCGTAATTTGTAGCCGCAGCGCCTGGTTTGTTTACTTCCCTAATTTGACGCAACTCATCAATAAGTGCTTCAATTCCTTTTTGAGTTTCTTTTCTTACGCCTGGATACGTTGTCTTTGCAGAAAAAGGATTAGTGCTTAAAGCGGTTCTTTGGCTTACGGTTACTTCTGGTTTTATAACCTCAATCAAATGATCTATTGCTTTGATTTCAGGGCCGCTTTTTAAAAATCTTTTTCCGTCAGAATAAGTATATTTTGCTTCTTCCAACTCTTTAATTAACTTCTGGCCTTGAGGTGATTGAGCAAAAGCATTACCTTGCCCTTGTTTGGCTAAAGCAATATCTTTAGCTTCTTTGTAATTAGTGTCGGCATCTAATTTTCTTGCTTTATATTCTTGGCCTTTTTTACCTTTAAGAGTTGATTCAATTTTTGTTCCCAACTCAGTAAATGTCGCTTCTTTGCCCAATGCTTTAGGCGCGGTTAAAGCACCTTTAGCAAGATTGAATCCAAACCTTCCAAGGTCGTACAAACCTTTACCACCAGCAACAGCGGCAGGAGCAATTTCGCCCACTTTTTCTGCCGTTTCAGTTCCTTTTACTGGTTTTGGAATACCAATATATTCCGCACCTTTCTTAACTTCTTTTGATGTTGGAAAAAGAGTTTCCCTACCAAAACCCATATCTTCACGTTTTGGTTTTGCGCCAAAAAACTCAGGAACGGTGTACGCACCAAAATGCTCAATATCACCTAAACCGCCAAGAACTCCTGCAGCAGCACCATACGCTCCGGCGTAGGCTTGTTCACCTAAACTTGGATCAGGACCTTTATCTTTAGGTTCATCAGTAAATTTAATTTTGCTTTTTGGTTGAGGATCAGCAACCTCATCAGTAAATTTAATTCCCATAATTACTCCACAATAGCCGATCTGCCGTTAACGGTTATTATTGTTCCTTTAGGCAAACCAGCTTTTTCAGCTTCGTCAACAGAACTAAAATTTCTTACAGATGATGAAGAACCGCCAGTTAATCTTCCATTAAATTGGTCGGCTAAATCGTCCATTATTTCGTATGTCAATTTAGGACTCTTTGTCATTGCAACAGAAGCTGCTTCTTTTTGCATATCATCAAACAATTGAATCATTGACTGAGGGTTAAATTGATTCTGAGACAATAAAGTGTCATATCGTTTTTGGAAAGCAACTGTAGTACGTCCTGAATCTGCTAATGCTCTTTCATAACGTGTCAACATGGACGCATATTTTTTAGCAAACAATAACGCTTCTTGATCTGCTGGAGCAACTTTAGACTCATCAAAAGCAATGCCATCTTTAAAAGATTTTATGTATCTGTCTGTAAATTGTGAAATTTGACCTCTACGACCAGCAAGATAAGGCTTTTCTAAAATTTCCCTTTGCAGTTCTTTTAGATTCGCCATTGATGCTACGCCCTCTTGGACTTTTGCCCTTTCTTTTTTGTCGGCAATGTTTACGCCTCTAGAGTTAAGTTCTGCGGCAACATCGTCAACTTTGAATTTTAGTTTTTCGTCAAACTCTCTTATCTTTTCATTCATCAAATCTTTGTCATGCTGTTTTCTGTATTCAAACTCTGCCGATCTTTGCGCTCTATCAGCAGCAGCCCTAGCATTTGCAGCTTTTATGTTTTCTTCATGCAATTTAATTTGCAATGCTTTTTGCTCTTGAGAAATTAACAACCTCTCAGCGCCTTGCAACATTTGGTCAAATTGTTGTAATTGACCAGTATTTATCAAACGAGCGGCAATAGAGCTTTGACCTGCTTTGCGAGTAATAGCCTCCAGTTTCAACATGGCAGCATCTCTATCATTAACCGCAAGTTTCAAATAATCTTCAAAGTCTTTACGCATGTCCTCATGAACAGCCCTCATTCTTTGAAAATTCTTTTCAAACTCTTTTAACTCGCGTTCGTACAAATCTTTACGTCCTTTTTTCCAACCCTCTAACATCCCCGTCATTGAAGCCATCGCAGCCTGGGCGCTTCCTTTTGCTCCAGCACCCAACATAACTCCAAAGGTAGCAACCATACTAAACAGTTCACCAATGGACTGAGCATTTTCTTTAGTAGGATGAAACTCAGGTAAAGGCCAATTCCTTTTATCTTCTTGGAATTTATCCATCCCTGCTTGCACGTTTTGACCGTAACGCTCTTGTTCCCTGCCTCTACCTGCTAGAACTTGATTTTCTACATCCATTTTTGCTGCTTCAAGTTCAGCAGCAGAACGTCCTAACTGAGGTGCTATTTCCATTCTTTTTTGCAATACGCCTTCTGATGTCTTTGGCAAATTGCTCATGTCCAAATTTAAAGCACCACTTAAACTTTCTTGTTTAGGCATAGCCGCAGGAGCCGGTGCAGAAGGCATTTCAGGCATTGCAGGTTCTTTGCCGAACAATTGTTTAGCAAGTGCCGAATACGTTTCGGGTCCGATTTGACCTTGTTCCGTTGCTGTAGCCATTATTGCCCCCTAGGAACCGCTGTTTGTTGTGGCGGCATACCGGCTGCCGTACTAGCCAATGACGCATAGAAATTCTGCGTTGTTTGAGCCAGTTGTTGATCCAATTTCAAACCATTTTGAATAGCGCCAAGCTGAATCTGGTCACCAATCTGAGCCACTTGAATACCGTATTTGTATTGGTTTTCAATCAATTGGTTGTACAACATATTTAGTTGACCGGCCACTTGAGCTTCAGAAATGCCGCCGCCACGCTGCGCTTGAGCTTGATTAGCTTGCTGAATAGCGTTTTGGTAAGCCTGTTGACCAGCGGCGCTCAATTCACCACGCTGCGCTTGAGCCATCAAACGCTTACCTTCTTCTTGATATGGCCTTGCTAATGCTTTTTGTTCAGTTAAAGCCTTTTTGTTTTGTTCAGCCATTTTGTTTTGTTGGTATACGCCCAACAAACCAGTAGCACCAGTTAAACCTAATCTCAACGCATTAGCAGGATTAGCTAAATATGCTTTTGCTTGATCGTAAAATCCTGGTTTTGATGGATCAGCAGGAGCAGCGGCAGGAGTTTGCAAGTCTGAAACTGCTTTGGCTGCCGCATCAGACCCTACTACGCCGCCAGTTCCACTAAAAGGAGACGTACCAACTGCGCGGTTATATGCAGGTACTACAGGCGCTGTTCCTGCCGCAGCCGCTGGAGGAGTAAACGCACCAGTTTCAATCTGATTCATCACAGAAGGAGCAGGAGCAGGTGGTTCTACCGCTTGCATTGGGAAACGTGTATCTTGACCCACCGAAACGGGCGCTTCTTGAACTGGAGGAGGGGCGGTAGTTGTGTCTGTTTGCTCGGGGATATTTGACGAACCGCTCCAATCACCTTCAGCAAATTCAGGCAATCCAGTATCAGGATTTTTAGTGCCAGCACCGCCACGTTTTTTGAGCAAAGCGGCTTCTTTAGGAGAAATGTGGGCCAAAATCTTATCGCCCTTTCTGCCTTTGCTTTCCAATAACTTAGCTAACGACTTCATGTCGGTACGCAAAGATTCCATTAACGCTCTGCTCATGCTGCACTCCCTGTTTCATCCGTAGTTTTTAAAGATGCTTGATTCCATACGTTTTTACGTTTGCCGCCTTCCTTGCTTTCAAGGTAAGGAGAATAAATATCTGGACTTCCTGACTGCAATGCTTGTGATGATGCTTGTTGCGAAATTTTTGGCGTAGAAGAAAAATTTTTAATTCCTGGCAATCCAGGAGTTTGATTTATGTAACCTAACAATACGTCGTTTGAACTTTGTTGCAATGGAAACTTTTGGCTTCCTTCTTGCTTTGTTACTTCATAGTCTTGATTTCCGTAAACAGTTATAGGGTCTAATAAATTATTATAAGTATTTGCAACAACATAAACCGTGTCTAAAACTCCTGGAGTATTTGATTTTTCTGTATAAGAATATTGGCCCTCTACAGGAGATGGCGCTTGAATAACATCGCTAGCCGCTCCTGATCCTGCATAAGACATGTTTCCCGACCTATCCTGACCAAACGCTTGCTGTGTACTTTCATCTTTTGGAATAATGTATGCGTTTAAATTTGGATCGTAACGCGCACCTGAAGAAGCGTCATATATTTGTGCTTCTGTTGCCAATTGTGTTCCTGTAGGCAAATTAGCATTTGCTGATAAATTATTGTTTGCGTTTGCTGCATAAATTTGAGAAAGAGCATTAACCTGTTCAACAGGCATACTTGAAACTTGTTCTGGTATTGTTCTTTGTAATTCTTGTGCTTTAGCTGTAGTTAATCCAGCTGTTGCCGCACCCAATGCAGCCTCTGTGCTGTATCCCTGTTTTCTTGCCGCTGCAAATGTACCTATTGCTTTAGCAGTAATTAAAAGGTCCTCTTTTTGTTGAGCTGTCATATCAGGATTACCGCCAGCTGACATTACTCCTTGTGTAATAGCGGAACCTTCCGCCCCAGCAATCATGGCTTGAGTAATATCTTGACCTTTTATTGCTGCCTGTGTTCCGTAAGACAAGGAATTAGCTAACATTCCTTTAATTGTCGGATCGGTTATTTTCCCGAATCCGTCTAATACTTCTTGTCCTACTGACGATCCAGCATACGACGCAACTCCATTTCTCAAAGCAGTTTGCACATCTTGACCTTGAGCAAGTTGTATTATTGTTGCAGCCATTGCATTAGCGGCAGCAGCACTTAATGTGGGAACCTCAAGAAGTATTGCGTTAGACAATCCATTTGTAGCTATTGCAAGGCCCACACCTAAAGTTAGGTTTACTAATTTTCCAAAAAAAGAGTTTTCTGATTGGATATTATTAACTGCACCTTGATATTGCGTATAAAAAGTATCAGTAGTTATCTTATTTATTTGGTCATCAGTATAGCCAACACTTTTTAAGTATTGTTGTTGCTTTTGCATTTCAGTAATAAGAGGAGTAGCGTCGCCTCCAAATGCTTCATTACTTGCAGCTTCTCTTGCATTTTCTTGTGCAGCTTGAGCAACTACAGCGGCTTGATTTCCAGATTGAGAATTGTTCACCATTTGCTGCGCGGCAACTTGAGCGCCAGAACCAATATCGGCGTGTTGCGCCATCCATTCCGCTCTTTGTAATGCTTGTTCTGTAGTTGCCATTTTTGCTATTCCCTAAAATCCATTTTTTTTTGGGGCGGGGGAAAGGTTTTTAGTTTCTAAGAAAGGTTTAAGCTGGACGCAATCTGTTCATGAATGTACAAATGCGTTGATAACCAATCGTAAAAATCGTTCTCCACATTCCAATCTGAATCCATCATGTTAAAAGGATTCTGCAAATTTAATAACGCAGCAAAGTAGTTATGCTCGACCTGATGCGCCAATAACCAGTCATCTAGGTTGTCAATATTGGCGTCAATTAGGGGGTAAACCGGCACATACAGGCCCTGATCCTGAAATGTTTGCCTAAATAACGTGTGTTGCAACCCATTTTCAAACAAAAAAACGCCTAAAGAGTCTTTATCTCCAAATTTCACATAAGATAAAGCATCAAAATTCATTTTTTACCCAAACTAAATTAGTTTCATCCCAAAAATATTGTTTTATGCTTCCTGGTGGATCAATTGGCGCTTTCCACCTAGCTTTATCATCCAACACCCAACTTGGATAAGGTTTAGGAGACACAAACGCATCAATATCTTCACGGTAAACATAACCTTCTCCAGCATAATTCTTGCGAAACTTGTGGTTATAGCTAGTTTGTATCCAACGACCGCCAAGTAAACGATTACAAAACGCAATACCTATTTCTTCTTTTTCTACGCCGTTTTCGTCAAGAATGTCTTTGTTATCTACGACAATTACTCGGATAACAATATTGTTTTCATTAAGTTCAGCAAAATGAGCCATCATTCTTCCTCTAGGCGCAATCCAGATAAACCCTCATCTGAACCTATATAACCTTTAACAAACGTGTTAAACGCAATGCTTATTCTTGTTTCTTCATCTTCTTTTGTCTGAACCATGTGAGTCAAATGCGATGGAAACAAAATTAAATCACCCGCACCAACTTCAAACCACCATGTCTCAGAATTGTAAGGATTGTATTCAGAGGCAGGAACCTTAATCTGGCTATACCCATCCTTATAAAAATAAATCTTGTCTACTGCTCGATTAGCTTTGGGATAAAACACACCAGAAACCACACTATTAGGATGTGCGTGTTTATGGTGAAATTGTCCTTGTTCCGTATAATTTGCCCAGCTTTGCGTTAAATACAAACTGACTTCAAACTTTGGTGAATATATTGTTTTGAAGTATTCCATCATTGAATCTTCAATAAATTCACGCAATTCAGTCAATTCTTTATTCTTTAGAATCTTTCTGTCTTTGCTAGTGGTATTACCTTCATTCACGTAATCTTCTTGACCTTTAATAAACTCTAATTCAGCTTGGGTTAAATCACGACCAAACTTAAAAAACGCTACAGGCGTCGGAAATAAATTATTTATGTTCACGGTTTAAATCTTCATCAAGCCAGATTGTAGGAATAGAATCTTCAAACTCTTTTATTTTGTCCATTACAGAATAAACTTCTTCTATAGTTGGGCAAGGCCGAGGATCATCCCAGCGTGTAAAAACATTGTTGCTAATTTCCCATTTAGCATTAGGACGCAACAAAAACATTGCCGTATTTATTCCGTAAAGCCGATAAATTTTGTTATCCATAAATTTAATATTTAATAATTATTATTCCTGATCCACCCGATTTTGTATCACCATTAGTTGTATCGCTACCGCCCGATCCACCGCCCGTATTTGTGCCGCCTGGTTCAGAACCCCTAGTAATGGGTGTGCCTCCCGAGCCGCCGCCCCCGTTACCGCCTAATCCATTTGACGCGCTAGGTTCAGGGCCACCCCCGCCACCGCCTCCCGAATAGGTTGACGTTGTTCCTGAGATAGAAGAAATTGCCCCATTCCCTCCGTGCCGATTACCCGTTCCCGATGTTCCGGTTGTACCCGCCCCACCGCCGCCCCCGCCGCCGTTTGCCCCGCCAGCACCTCCCGCAGTTCCTAAAAGTGCAGTCCCAGGGCCAGCTGTTCCAGTTGTTCCTCGGCCACCGCCCCCTGAACCTCCGGAATTGCCATTAGTATTTGGCGTGCCGCCGCCATAACCACCGCCAGTAGCCGTTATTGTAGAAAATCCAGGGCCTGAAATTGACGAAAGTTGTCCGTTTGTTGAAACGCCTCCTCCACCAGGCAAAACGCCCGTACCACCACCCCCAACAGTCATTGTGTAAGTAGTCCCTCCAACAACAGCCTGACCTGATCCTGTGGTCCATCCTCCTGCCCCGCCGCCGCCACCTCCGTTGGGAGACGCAGCGCTACCTCCCGCCCCGCCACCGCCAACAACAAGGTATTCAATTGAATTTATGCTAAGAGGCGCAGTCCATGAACTTAATCCAGTAAAAGTTACAACAATAGGACTTCTTGCCGAAGCTCCCGCGATTAGTAAATTAAGTACACCAGACATTATGTCAACCCCGTTCCAGAAATTAACCAAGTTGTGTTTGCAATTTTTACGGCGGTAGCCATTCCGTATGTTGATAACGTCCTAGTTCCAGTTGTTCCTAAATTAGACAAATACATTGTGTCTGTCGTTATTGCAATGTTTGCTACGTTGGCAGATAAATTAACAAAACTAATTGTTGTTCCAGTAGCAAAAGATACTGTCGCATTTGCCGGTATTGTGTACGTGGCAATAGCAGCACCTGCCGCATGGTAAATGTGTTTACCCGCATCAGAAGCAACAAGCGTGTAATCAGCGGCTTGAACATTTTGAGGAACAACCAAATAACCAACTTTGTTTATTCCATCAATGGTGCTGTTAGCTACGTTTGCAGTTACATTACCGCTGTTAATGGTTGCATTATTCAAACTCAAATTGCCAACTGTGCTAATTGTTCCACCAAACACAATTGCAGTATTACCAATGTTTGAAGTAGGTATAGCACCAGCAACATTTCCGCTATTTATTGTGGCATTGTTTAGAGTTAAATTTCCAATTGTAGAAATTGATCCTCCAAATACAATAGCCGTATTACCAATATTAGCGGTTGGAATTGCGCCAGACACGTTTCCACTTTGAATAATTACATTTGCAAGAGTAATATTTCCTAAGTTAGCCGTAGTTGAACCAAGAGTTAAAACAGTATTTCCTAACGTCGTGCTTGAGTTACCCAAAAAGTTATTAGGGAATGTTGTGTTAACACTAGTAATATTGGCAGCGGTTAAAGTTAAACCGTTAATTGATGTAACAGTAGAACCCAAAGTTATAGTTGTTGTTCCAACGACTGCCGTACTGTTAGCCAAAAAATTGTTAGGGAATGTAGAAACTACACTTCTAATGTTTGCGTTTGTATAAACAAGCGCATTTGCAGTACCACCAGAAATAGTGACGTTAGATAAAGTTGCATTTGTAATTGTAGCGTTTGTAAAAGTAACATTTCCGCTAGTAATAGAGACGTTTACAAACGTCATATTATTTAACGTAGTTATCGTATTTCCAAGCTGAACAGCCGTGTTACCTATAGTTATCGTTGTTCCAAAATTGGAATCAAGCTGAGATAACGGTATTGAAACCGTTGCATTTGCAAATGTATAAGGAACAGCCATATTAGAACCTCGTTCTTAGTTCATGTTCAAATTCAAAACCGTTTAGCACATAAAGTGGCGATGAGGATTTAACGGTCATTCCCAAATATTTTCCGTACTGTTGCGCGTCGCTCTTTAGATAAAGAAATCCAGACCCACCCCAAGCTACTGTAGCCAAACTATTGTTTGTCCAAGTGACTATTTGGTTTGCGTTGTTTAACCAATTGATTGTACTTGTCAAAGCAATTGAAGGACTTGATCCTATTTCGCTATCTACTGTTGTGTTTAAAGTAGTCGCGTAATTACTGTTTGTAGCTTCAATAGCTATTTTTAACGCTTGCTTTGTTCTAATGCTATCTTCCATTGGCAACAAAGCTGTTTGTACAATAGATGAAATTGAATTAGATGAATCGTTATACAAACGATATAGCGTTGTTCCATCCGTTCCAAACAAGTTAATTTTTCCACCAATAGGAACGGAAACAATGTAAGCCAGATTGTTACCCTGGCTAGTTAAAAACCATTTCTTGTCAAAGAATACGGCTTGTATGTAACGGTAACTATTACTAAATAAACCATCGTAATATTGAAAATTAAACGCAGCGCAAAGAATGTTATTTAACAATACTTGACCTGCATAAATAGGTTGAGCAAAGTTAATGTTAGGTATCATTCCATCTAAAGCATCAGACAATTTAGATGTTGTTGATCCAACCAAAGCATATACACCGTAATCATTCATAAACAAAATTGAACGGAAATACGGAATAATTGCGTAAGGTCGTTTTGAACCAACAGATGCACTTACGTTAGTATTGGTAAAGATAGTCGAGCCAGTTGAAGTTACTCTGACATCAGAAAAAATGTTAATACTATCGTCACCAAATATATAAAGGAAATTATTCGCAGAAACCAGTTGTTGTATGTTTCCATGTAGCGTCGAGTCAGTTAATAAAATGCTTCCCGCTGATGTAGCAGTAAAATTTCCGTAATAACCAGCAGCAGTATAAAAAACAGTACGCCCTTGGGCTAACCAAACCCTGCCTGAAAAGCTCGCAATACCTGTATTAGTGTTTGTTTGAACAAATGGCTGCAATACGGCTGAGTTACCACCTGTTCCGCTGATGGTTACGACAATATTGGCTGCATTGGTGTAACCAGTACCATTATTGGTCATAATGATCTGGCTAATGGCATTAGCAGTAATAATGGCGTTGGCTACCGCTCCTGTACCGCCACCACCACTAATTGCAATGGTTGTGTTTGTGCTGTTTGCATATGTATTACCACCGCTTACCACACTAAACGACAAAGTTCCCTGAGCAAAGCTAGTAATACCGGCAATTGCAGTAGCACCTGTTCCGTTACCGCCCGTAAATGTAATTTTTACGTTTGCACCATTGGTATAACCTGTTCCACCGTTAGTTAAGAGAACAGATGTAATGGTATTGGTCACAGTAGAAAAAATAGCTACTGCATTAGCCTGTGTGCCGCCTGTTTCGTCCGGACCCGAGATTGTTACGGTAGGCGCTGCGTTATAACCTGTACCTACAGCCGTAATACCAATGTATCCAATAGCGCCAACGGTAACTGTATTGTTTCCATCCCACGTAAAATAACCTTTGACCGGATCGCAAATAAGCATCCTGTCGTTATTCCATTGAGAAAAAGTAATTCCAGAATTAGAAAATTTACCTGCTGCTGCTACGTTACCAAATGTGCTAGTGGTTACGTTGTAATACTGTGCAGCACCATTAGATTGAAAACCTACTATGTAATCATTAACGCCTAAGTTAACTGCCGCTAATGTTGTTACTGTATTTGACCAAGTTATTGTTGTTCCGGTTGCGTTTGTTGCGTTTGAATACGTTGGAATAATTTTTAAGTTGGCAGCGCCCACGGGTTGAGCGTTTTCAACCCAAGAAAATTCATCTTCGTCAATAGCAGTCCTAAGAGCCTTTGTATTAAGCCCTTTGAACTGGCGTACAACCTTGTACGATTTTTTTTGTTCAGGAGAAGCCATTTAGTAAGGACTGCTAAAAATTGTTGGTATACGTCTGGTGTAAATAGAGTTAAGAATTGCACTAATGTGTTTTGTGTATTCTTGTTTGAAAATCTCTGCTTCACCAAAACTTTGCTCATAATATTTTGCTGTGTAGGCTGCGTAATATTTAACCGCACCTGTGTAAGGATCGTTAATTGAATCTGTTACCGAAGCAGTATTTAACGACAAATCATTTGCTAACAACACGCAATCAATTTCAATTTGGTAAATTTGATCTGGTACTGGACCTAAATAAATCTGATTTTGACTATAAACGCTAAACGCCAATGGCCTACCAATGTAGTTTTGCCAAAAACGTAAACGTGCATTAAAGTCAGACCATGAAAGATAGTCTAAAGGTACGCGAGTATTTCCCCAATACAAATTGATATTAATAATGTCTAGCACCGTATTGCTAGTGGTTGTAGCTAATGGAGAACTTGCTATTAAAGACGATATTGTTTCAAAACTAATGGTTTCGCAATTACCGACATATTTAAGCGTAGCCGTACCATCAGCAAACGCTGTGCTAGGTGGATAATTGGTGTAATTGTTTGTAGAGTTTGCCGGATACGGTGGTGCTGTTGTTCCAGACGTTCCACTTGTTTGATACTGATAAATAAAAATGTTGCTGAACACCAATGATCCTGCGGTGACAGCCGTACTAGCAACCCAAGCAGTTGGATTGCCTAGAGCGCAAGTTGGTGTCTGTGCGACTACGATTGTTCTTAAACAACCGGTGTCCCGTACTACACGATCTCTTGCCTCATTTATATAATCAGTTAATTGTTGTTGAGTATAAAAATTGTTGTTGGCGTCGTGTAGCAACCTCTGCACATCCGTAAGATAGCTTGAAAGAGTTGCCATTTGTTTTCCATAACTTAGACAGCTTTAAGGACTTTTCCCCCTACCGCTTTAGGCGGCAAGGGTACTTGTTCCACCAACGGGGATAACGATTGGTTCTGTTTTGGCTTTTCTAGTTGAATGTCAATCTTGGCAAGAAGTTCTAAACCTTTCTTCTTGTCAGCATTGCTTTTCACCCAACCAAGTCTAGCCAAGTAAGGCATTTTGTCATCTTTGTCGTAACCAAAAATATGTTCGGCAACATGGCGCGGTATTTCTACCGGTTCACCTTGCTTGAACTCAAAGAACTCACCGCCGTAGCCATCTACAAGCTCGAATTCCGTATTGTTAGTTACAAATACAGTTGACATTAGAAGCTCACTACATCTCCGTAGACACAAATGTCTACAGTATTAGCGTTACCTGATTTTGTGTTTACATTTACATATAAGGCTTGAGTTACAACGCCAGAAATTACGTTGGCTGTGTAAGGTGATACAGGGTTCAAATCTTGATATGTACCTGGTGCAGTTAACGTACTTAATACTACGTTAGCGCATACAATGTTTGCATTATCAGGGGTAGCTGAGATTGAAACATTGGCAGACGAAACTGATCCGGAAGGATTTTGAATCGTAACCCTACGAATAATTACGCCACCAGAGTTTGCGGTAGCGCCGCCATTAGTTAAACCACCGCCTAGCAATGGCAAAGTAATGGCTGCATTACCGCCAGTATTTAGCGAGACAGTTCTAGTTACAGCCAAACGACCGTAACTAAAACTATCTAACGTAAACTGACTGACTGAATCTGCATTTGCCATGTTAGCTCCTTAGGTTAAGAAAGTGCCAACAACAGCATTACCACCATTAACAGTCAACAAAGTTAAAGTTTGATTGCTTACAGTTGCGTTAGCACGGACATTCCAACCATCCGATATTACTGTGCCGCCGCTATTTGATGAAATGTAAGTCACCCAGTTATTAACTACGTTGGATGAGTTTGAGTTGTTATTCACTTCAATAGCCACGTTACCGCCAGCCGTGATAGGCATGATGTACATACCGGCAGGAACAAACTGGCTAATCAACGTGCCAGCGTTCATGGAAGTATTGTTACCAATACCAATGCTAGAAATAACTACAGGCTGCAAATACGAACCAGGTGTGTTCGATGTGCTGTTAGAAATGAGAATTTTATTTAAGCCGAGTGCCATGTCATATCTCCTTATAGAGTAATAGAGTTATAACCTGTCACCACAGTCATGCTCTTGGGCTTGACGCTTACCAGTTCGGCAATCATCAAAACCGCACCAACATAACCGATCTGCCAGTTAGGCAATGTAGACTCAAAACCAGTAAACACAAATGAGCCTTGATCGTGGATGTACAAGCTCAGATAGTTACTGTTGATGAAGTACATAGTACCTTCAGGGCAGTAAGGATCAGGATACACAGGAACGCCAGCAACCATCAAAGCGCGGAACGCTGCTTGTGGGCCACCGGAATCGCTATCAAAACCGTTACCTGGAGTAATTACGTATTGCTCTTGACCTACGTAGTCTTGAGCCAATAGTGTCCAAGTACCGAAACCGCAAACGGCAAACGTAGGAACTTCAGCGCCGTACTTCACAGTACCGGAGATGTATTGCAATACGTTTTGACGAGTTGGGTTTACAGAACCAGCAGCATAACGCTTGGATTTCCACCAAGTGTATGTTGAACGGTTGATGTTACCGTAGGTAGCCATGTTTGTACCATCATCAATAGCGCCAGGCAGTCCAATGAACTGTTGGGTATTGGTGTAGTTGGTGTACAGGGCTGTTGCCATTGCATCCATCATGACGTTAGTCGCGTCATTCATACGCGCTTCGATCAAAGGGATGATTGCATAATCTTGTTGAACTGCGCCTTCCATACCGAGGAACGGTACAGGGGCAATCATCAGTTTCAGGTTAAACTCTGCGTTAAACGCACCCTGTTGAACTGAAGGTTGGTTGAACGAGCCACTATAATCAGACCATTGAGCGTTAACGAACTGAGCGCCCTGAACTGGTACAGTAACTTGTGACACACCGCCTGATGCTTGCTGACTGTTTGCAATCAGAGCAGCCATCAAAGGTGTACTGTTATAAATTTGTACGACCAGCTTAGGGATAAACGCTCTACGGGTAACGTATGTTAATTCGTTATATTGCGTCGATCCTGAGGCCGGTACTATTCCACCGCCTATAGGCATAATGAACTCCGTTTAAGTAAATATCCCCTATTTACTGCGTTTAAATTCCTATTGGTCGTGAATTCTTCTTCAATTCCATTAGGGCTTGGTGCGCTTCATTTCTAGCACCCTGAACAGGGTTTTTCATGAAGTTCGTTAGGTTAAAGTTTGACATTACGCTTGGGCGATAACCTATTGACGAATCAGTTGTTGGAACGGCTGCTTCTTTCATCCATTGCCAATAATCCGCAGCAGTTTCATGGTCGTGAATTTTCTTATCGACCATAATCTTTTCGATCTCAGCAATGTCAGCTTTTGAAACTTTACCTTTATCAATCAGGTTTTGACGCTTTTGTTGCCATTCTTCAACAGCGTCGCGCTCCATCTGCTTCGATTTCCATGACTCCAGTTCTTTCTTAGTGGCGTCAAGTTCGTATCTGAGTTCGTCTTTAATTTTTAATTCAGGAATCGTTAAATCAGGTTTAACCTTTTGAGTTAAACGCAAAAAATCCTCACGGGTGTTAGGATCGTTTGACAACTGATCTGCTAGTGCAGCTAACGACTCTCTTTGCTCTAAAGACATGTATTCCAAGCTCATGCTTATCCCCTAAAAGAGTTAGATAACTTTTTTCGTGTCACCAGGGTTGCTAGTGGTCATCATGTTTTTGAAACCGCCTTTAGCCGAACCATTCAAACCACCAAATTGCGAAAAACGTGGTGTGTTAATGATCTGACCGTTGCGCTGATTGTTGTCTGTAGGACGGCGAGGACTTGATGCGCCTCTTGGTTTAAAGAGTTCCATTTTGTTTCCTTTACATAGGTGGTTGAGGCATACCGCCAGGTGGAGGAGGACCGCCAGCACCGCCACCAGGCATTGGTGGAGGAGGTGGAGGCATACCGCCTGGAGCCATGCCAGGAATTGCTGGCGCTTGTGACATCGCCTTACCTTCAGGCGTTGCGCCGCCAGCTTGAGGTAAGTTTTGCAACATCTGCATAATTTCAGTAGGTTGCAATTCGTTCACTTTGGCTTTTTTAGGGCCAATGATTTTCGTGATGGTCATAATTGCAGAAATAATTTTTTGACCTTCTTCGGAATCGCTGCCAACAGAGGGCAGCGCTTGTTCCATTAAATCTTGGGCCATACTGAGATTAATCATGCCCGCTTCACGATTTCCCATTTTGGGTTCTGGCGTTGACATGGGTCCTGCCATTGGTGGCGAGGACGTATCTGACATAGCTGATGGGCCTTCAGGCATAGGTGGCACACCGCCTGGGGTTGCGCCATCTTTCTGGCTTTTCATCAACTGCATTAGTTGATCTGGAGGAACTGACATAGTTATCCCAAACTTTAGGTGGGGGGCAAATGTTTTGTTTCCTTGCCCCCCTTTAGGAAAAATCCCTAAGGATTACTTACGCTTGCCCTTACGGCTGTGCTTTTTACGACCACGCATGAGAGTCTCCTAATATGCGTTTAACTACTCATTTCATAGGGAGAGCAGCACACCCCTTTTTTCCTTTTTAGGGGAAACAGATTAACGCTTTGATTTACGACCGCGCTTGTGCTTTTTGTACATAGCAAACTCCCAGTTGACTATCCCCTAGTTGCTCTATCCATCTTCCGTGGAGAAGATTTATTAAAGCTCTTAATACCTTGCACTCTGTATTGCAGACTCGGTGTATCACTCTGACCCTTTTTTAAAGAATCAGACGTCACGCGAGGTTGGTCTGCCCTCGATATTTGTTGACCACTAGCACCCGCACTTTTAGCCATTATTCAGCCTTATGTTCGATGTCTTTAGGTTTTTCTTTGCTTTGCTGCGCTTGACCTTTAGCCTCATTCTTTTTCAATTTGTCTTTTAACAATTGTTTCATGGGCGGTTCTAATAAGTCAAGTAGTGACTCTTTGT